CCGTCTGAGCTACTGTCTCCGACAGGAGGTATATCATCAGCTGGACGAAGATCACCAGTTCCATCTGGAACACCTTGACCTAAGAACATAGCAGCCTCAGCTGCACGACGACGAGTCAATCCAGCGTTGACTGCGAGGGGACTGCCTGCTTTATTCCACAGACCAAAAGATGCGGCTGCAGCTTCGTAGTTGCCAGCGTTAAGATGACGAATGACAGATGATCCTCGTAACCCACCAAGACCAATGTTATAAGCAAGAGCAACCAGAGCATCAAACATTCCCTGAGTGATCAGAACACGAACAGAATTCTTAACTCCTGGAGACCACTCAGATTCGATAAACGCAAATAGTTCAGTCGCTGCAGCTTGTCTGGTTACCGTTCCTGGATAAGTTGCTGTGACCGCACGCCCTTGCCAAATGCCTGTTCCAAAACCAATAGAATACTGTTTGTAATCCCAGTAAGCGGAAGCAGCGAAACCTTCTTGCTGTTGAATAAACGCTAGACCAGTGCGAGACAAACTAAAAGAACTTGCTGGACGAGCATCGGTTAACGAAAACTCATCTCTGTTTTGTGCTTGTTCAATAGCGTCTGCTTGTTCTGGTGTTAGTGCTGGATCATCTGCATTTTGTGTAGTGACCGCAGCAGCATCAACCGCAACTCCATCAGTGCTTACGTTGTTCGTTCCAACTTCGTTTGGATAGACGATCGTATTGTTATCAGAACCTTGATAAAGTGTATTGACTTGCCCTGCGACTTGAGGTGACTGAGGCATTCCTCCAAGCGAACCGAGCATCATCGGTATTTGCTGATCACTATCTTGAAATGTTATAACAACAATTGTTCCTGGGACTGGACCAACAGATGCGTTACCAACTCCACTAATTGAAGCGGAGGTAATCGGCATCATCGGATATGCCCATGGCAAATCTACGGTAGGCAGTATTGAAGGGTCGTCAGTGTGAACACCAAATACTCGAACCTTACAGCGTCCTAGGTATAGGGGATCGCTACGGTCTTCAACGATACCTTGAAAGAGTGGCATACTATTCATTATTCTAATCCTGTAAAGTTTGCGCTCAATGATTCTTTGATCAGTTCCATATGGCAACGATGCTCACTCGGAGTGATGACATGGTTAATGGAGCTGATTAGATATTTGCCAGACATCATACGATCAATAGGATCTTCGTCTTGGGGAGAGATTGGTTCGTTACGATTAGTTTGGAACTCAACTACTGCACCAGCGGTATAATCTGTTCTTCCAGCACATTCAATCTCGATCTTAAATGCTTCAGCCTGAGCTAAAAGCGAACGACGCTCAAGAAACTTGTCGTTCATTGAAACATCGTTGAAACCTTCAAACATACTTTGCTGTTGATTCAAGTGAAACAGCGCTGACGTCTCAGATATAAGTGGCTCACGAGTCAGCTGATCATTAAACAGCGCAGGTGACATAAGAGGAAAATCGTTCAGGTGATTCAACTCAGGGAATTCTTGAAGAGCATTATATGTGTAAGTCTTATGATCCTTAGTAACGAAGTCATAAGTGGTCAGCTGAGAAACAAACATACCTGTCTGGATGCGCTTAAAGAAGTCAAAGCCACTCGGCATACGAAACTCGGAAACACGACGATACTCTTCATCAATATTCTTACCACCTTTGGGATCGGTTGGATCACGACGGTAGTTATCTTTGATAAACTTTTGTAGTGGCTCTTGTTTGTAGAGACCAGTAAATGAGATAAAGTTAAACCCACGTCTGTTCTCAAAGAACATGAACGTAGGGGAATCGTCCTCGTTGACTGCTTTTGTTGCGCAATAGTTCAAAGCACGCATCGGTGTCCAGTTATTACACACAAACTTAATACTGTTCTTGGTATCTTCAATATGAACATCACGCTCGGTCTTCATACCAAGGTCGTCTTCATAGATTAGCTTACGAGCGATGTCATGAGGGTATCCCTCGAATGCACCACGAATCTTTTTGCCTACGTCAACCCTAGCTTCCATCGTCACGAAATGTAGAGTATAAACAACTCCACGTTCAGCAAGGTTTTGACGCTCGGTCATTCTATAAATAGCAAACTTACCTTTGATCTCGCCAAAGGTATCACCCTCATATGATGGCGTGAAGATATGAATGTTAAAGAACTCTTCACCACCCAGAGGCAGTTTATTAACAAGGTCAAGCGATTCGTTGATAACGACGTTGCCTGATATAAAGGGTGAGAAGACATCCTCAAAGATTTGAATTTGACTAATCAATTGAGTGATGTCTAGTTTGCCGTTGCGACCTTCAATCTCAAACTGCTTGATAGTAACATCACCTGCAAACTTAATTCCAGCCATTGTTTATTTACCCATCAATGTTTTAAATTCAGAAGCTAGCTTCGTCGCGATATTTGGTGAGACAATTTTGATAAGACGCTTGGCGTCGTTTTTCGCAATCTCATAATCACGGAAAGAAACAGGCTTAACTCCTGGCTCGGTTGAATCGACGATATAACCCTCAGAGTCGATATAGTGTTTAACTGCCAAAGGATCAGAATACTGCTTTTCGAGAGACACCTCAAGTTCTGTTGAGCTTAGAGGGAAGTCAGTGTAAACGTCATAACGCTCATTGACCATCATAATTACCCAGTGAAGATTAGCGTCGCCATAAAGACGATGCGCTAATACCTCAGGAGTTTCACCGTCCTTTAGATTGTAGTATTCCCACAATGTAATATTAGGTAAAAGCTGACGAAGGATACGAGCATTAAGCGTTATGTCCGTAAGCACCTTTAGATCAGGAGCACGGTCGTCTCCGAAAGAATACGCGATCTTTTTAAAGTTTTTAAAGTATGCCATTAAACTTCTCCCAACGCTTCCAGCGTTTCTTTGGTCATCGGAACCAATTCGCGGAATGTCAAATCCATGTTAACTTGAGTAGGAATGCCATTTGAGAATGTTGTAAACTGACCCTGTGGTGCGTAGTTAAGGTTCATCTCGGTCAACACACAAGCTGCATGGCGATGAAGGAATATGTTCTCGGCACCACCAGAGTAGTACGTAATATCAAACTCAGCAGGATAAATATACAGAAAGTCCGTCCCAGATTTAAACTCAGGGTGCATGTGATATTTGAATTTCTTGATAATCTCGGCGACGTTCGTTGCTTCAACTTCGCTGCGAGGATAAAACTGATAACTAAAGGTGAATGTTCTAAAGTCGACCTGATTAAACACCTGTTCCTTTTTAGGGTTAGCAGCCTGTCCACTTAGTGCACTGATCGCTTTACCCATACCACCTGTGTTCTGAAGAACACCAGCAGTAATACTATTTTGAGCCTGTGAGGAAGTCAAAGCATCAGAAAGTTTGGAGCCAAGACCTTCCATCGAGCCGTTAGATATGGACTGAATAACTGCGCCACCAGCATCACCAAGACCACGAGCAACAGAAGCCATAGCTTGAAAGCCCATCGTATCGGCTTCTTCATACTGAACACTGTAACGACTAGCTAATGCATTTGGAATGTGAAGAGCGATAGCGTCAGCGATTCGTTTATATTGTCTGGTGAACGAACGACTAGCAGCATCTGCTACTGCTCCAAAAGAACTGGCATCACCAGATTGTAGATTAGCAGTCGATCCAACCGCAGTCAATACACCAGCTACAGCTACAGCTCCACCAGTTCCAGCAGCATCGATAAGTCCGCCAGTAAGAGCACCTGCACCAGCAGCGATGGCACCTGCTGCGAGAGCCACTTCACCATTAGTGAAGTTCTGTCCTGCGATCTGGCGACCGACTCGGCTAGTTACGTTTTCGATAATTGGAGTGGCTGGATTCTGAGCGAGTTTACTATCTTCATGAATGTTGATATTAAACATGACATAGTTTCGACCGTAATCAGCAGAACCAAGCAAGTCAGCTGGATATGTTAATCCGCTAACTGCGTACTCATTGTTGTTACGGAAGAATCCGTTCGAGGAGTTATATCTGATTGCCATCTTTTGTCTCGCTAAATAGAGTTAGGATTCCCATTACGGTTATATTTAGGTCATGTTCCATAAACGAAGATACATACCCCAGAACGTCGATAAGTACGAGGGAGACCCCACTAAGATAATAATGCGCTCAAGCTGGGAAACTCGGTTTGCAACATGGTGTGACCGAACACCATCTGTATTAAAATGGAAGTCTGAAGAAACAGTTGTTCCTTATAGATCTCCTGTTGACCAAAGACTTCACCGATACTTTATTGATTTTCAAATACAAGTTCGGGATAAAGATAGTCGACTTAAAACATATTTAGTCGAAATAAAACCAGACAGTCAGTGCAAACCACCAAAGTATACTGGTAGAAAAACTCAACGATACCTCGCAGAAGCCCAAACTTTCATGGTCAATCAGGCTAAATGGAAAGCTGCAGACGCTTTTGCGAAAGATAGAGGTTGGGAGTTTCTAGTCTTAACAGAACATCATCTAGGGATTGCCTAAATAGAATATGGCTAGAAAAAAGCAAACAGCAGAAGATATCTTCAATAAGTATCATGCGGATCCAAACATCGGCTCGAAGAGTCGTGGCTGGTTCATGAAGAAACAGATGGAACTTGCTAAGGCGAGAATCCAGCCAGCTAAGGTTATGCGCGAAGGTGATTTGCTCACATCGCGCATTATGCCAGGACGTTTGTATCTCTTTATGTACGACGCCAAACACAAAGATACGCTTCCATACTGGGATCAGTATCCGTTGGTGTTTCCGTACGCTAGGACGCCAAATGGTTTCATCGGATTAAACATGCATTACCTACCTTATATTCTGAGGGTTAGATTGCTTGATCGTTTGATGGATTTTGCAACGAACAAAAACATGGATGCTAATACAAAGCTGAAGTATTCCTACGCTACGATTCAAGCATCAAGTAAACTAAGAATGGCTGGTCCATGTATTCACCGTTATATCAGCGGTAATGTTCAGAGTCGTTTCTTAGAAATTCCAGCCAGCGAATGGCATACTGCTATGATGTTGCCTGTTGAAAGATTCGTTGGTGCTAACAAACAGACTGTCTGGGCAGACAGCTTTTCGATGGTGTAAAAGATGGCAAATAGTCCTACGAATGGTATCTCAGATTTTATCTCAAGAGTAAAGGCGAACGGTCTTGCTCGATCGAATCGCTTTGGCGTTGTGGTAAGTCTACCTCCGATGCTAACTAACGCTTCAATCACGGAAGAGATGTATCTGTTCTGCGAAAGTGCGCAGCTCCCAGGAATGAATATGTCGACAACTCAAGCAAGGACGTTTGGCGAGTATCGCGAAATGCCTTATGAGAAGTTGTTTGACCCAGTATCACTCACGTTTCTAAATGACAGCGGTTTAGCTATCAAGTCGTTCTGGGAAACTTGGTGTGGTAATATCCAAGATCCAGTGACGAGAGAGTTTCGTTACTATAATGAATATACTGCCAATATAGACATCTATGTTTACGATGTAGCTAATAACGCAAAGTATCAGGTAACTCTTTATGAAGCATACCCTAAGACAATCGCATCTGCAGACTTGAATCAGGGATCTCGTGAAGTGTTAAAGACGACGGTAACTATTCAGTATCGATATTTTAGATCAACACTAATCGAAGGAACCGATCTGGCTGCACAATTGACTGAGAGTGGTAATCAAGAATTCTTTACATCCAGCTTTTCTGATTTCCAAAATCAATTCACAGAGGCAAAGACATTATTTGAAAATCCAATTCAGACCATTAATGCGCGAGATATGTTAGCAGGTAAAGGTAGAGCATTATCTCGCCTTGGAAACTTATTCGGATAATAATATGAAAACTGATAATTCGCTTGGAGAAGTGTTCAACGTAGAACCTGCACCAAGGCAGGAAGTACTTCCAGCAAGAGTGATAAACGTCGATCCAAATGAAAAGAAGATCGATAGTGATTACGATCACACGAGGAACAATCTCCACAACCTTCTTCACAATGGTGAAGAGGCGTTACTACACGCACTTGAAGTTGCTAAGAGCAGTGAACATCCACGTGCCTTTGAGGTAGTCGGCAATCTTATTAAGAACCTTGCAGACGTCAACGAACAGCTTATGGATTTGCACGCTAAACGTCAGAAGATGAAATTGCCAGAAGAAAAAGAAAAGGGTGATACTACTATTACCAATAACTCTATCTTCGTTGGTTCAACTACTGAGCTAAATAAAATGATTAATAAAATGAAAACTGGAGAATAAATTATGGCTTTGCCTATGAACCAAACGCCGACGTATACCTTGACAATCCCCTCAACAGGTAAAGATGCCAAGTTCAAACCGTTCGTCGTTAAACAAGAGAAAGCATTACTGCTAGCAATGCAATCAGAATCCGAGATGGTTATGCTTGACACATTGAAAGGTGTTATCCAAGACTGTTTCGTTGATAAGATTGACGTTGAAAGACTCGCTACCTTTGACGTTGAGTATATCTTTGCTCAACTTCGTGCACGTTCGGTAGGCGAGATTATTGAGATTATTCTAAAGTGTGATGAGTGTGAAGATGATAAGGCGAAAGTCAAAATCAATCTAAACGTCGATCACATCAAAGTTCAGAAACCAGAAACTCACTCTACAAAGATTCATTTGTTTGATGATGTAGGTGTGGTTATGAAATATCCCTCGTTCTCTATTGTTGAGAAGCTACAGGGTAAGAATCAAAAGAACGTAACACCTGATGATATGTTCGACATTATTGTTGAATGTATGGATATGATTTTTGATACGTCTCAGACATACCCTATCAATGAGCAGCCACGTGAAGAAGTGATGACGTTCCTGGACAACTTAACGAACGAGCAGTTCGAAAAGATTCAACAGTTCTTTGAGACCATGCCGAAAATGACGCATGATGTTGAGTTTGATTGTCCTGTCTGTAACAAACATCATCAGAAGAAGATGGAAGGTCTCCAAAGTTTTTTTTCATAATGCTCAGCCATGAGTCATTGGCTAATTACTACAAGACCAATTTCGCTATGATGCAACACCATAATTATAGTTTGGCTGAGCTAGAAGATCAACTCCCCTTTGAACGGGAAATTTACATTGCTATGTTGCTTCAACATTTGGATAAAGAAAAACGTCGTCATGAGGAAGCAAAAGCAAAGAACTCTATGAGGTAATAAATGTCACTCGGAAGCATTTTAGGTAAACAAGGTAGCGGTGGCGGAACCCTTTCGAAGATATTCGAATCGGTGAAGAGCACAGCCACAGGCGTCGGTCAACAAGTTACAGGTTCGGCTGCACGCGAGGAAGCTATCGAAGCTAATCGCCAACGAGTACGTCAGGTTTCACTCTTAGAGAAGATCGAAGAGAATACTCGCGAGGGCGATGGTGCAGGTGGTGGTGACGACGACAAAGAAGAACAGAAGTCCAGAGGTCTTGTCGGAGCTATCATGGGTCTGTTTGGAGCCATTGGTGCATTCAGCATTGCTGGTTTCGTAAAGGGACTGTTTAGCAAGATGTTTAGCTTTATGGGTGAAGCATTGATGACTGGACTCAAGTCAATCGGTGGATGGATAATGAAAGGACTTGGTTTCGTTGGTAGGTACGCTCTGCGAGGTATCATGGCTGGACTTCGTGCCGTCTTCAATCCTAAGAACCTTCTAAGATTTGTAACAAGAATATTCCCTCTCGCAGCATTGTTTGGTGCTTTGGCTAACGGTATCTGGGAAGCATTCGATACCTTTATGTCAGGTGGCTCCATTGGTGAAGTCATCGGCGGATTCCTAGGTGGTGTTCTAGAATTCCTCAGCTTCGGTTTACTTGATGCTGAAATGATCAAAACTGCATTCGTAGATGCTATCGGTATGTTTGATGAGTATATCATTCAACCACTGGTAAACTTCTTTGGCGATCTCGGCACAACTATCAGTGGATACTGGACAGATTATATCGCAACTCCAATCAGCGATGCCTTCATTTACATTGGTGGAGTCTTCAGTGATGT